GGTTGGTATTGGTACGATAAGAAGCTTACTAAGTTATATTTAAATACTAATATGAGTATGAGAGATATTAGTAAAGAGACAAAAATAAGTTTAAGTTCAATATTTAATACATTAACAAATGCCAAAGAAAAAATTAGACAAGAAAGCAAAGAAGAGTACAAAAAGTACAAAAGCTAAGGGGCTTGGAGATACGGTCGAACAAGTATTAGAAGCTACTGGAATAGCTAAAGTAGCTAAGTGGGCACTAGGTGAAGATTGTGGTTGCGAGGAGCGTAAAGCTAAACTAAATTATTTATTCCCTTATTATAAGCCAGAGTGTTTAACAGAAGAGGAATACGAATATTTAGATAAATATTTTACAGAGGCAAAACCTACTGTACACCCTCAAACACAACAAAAGCTACTTAAAATATACAACAGGATATTTCATCAAAAAATGAGTTTAACAAGTTGTGCGTCTTGTTTTAAAAATAACCTACATAAAAAATTAGAAAGGGTTTATAAAGAATACAACAATGAGTGAAAACACAGGACTAATCAGAAATAGAAAAAGAGTAAAACAAGTTATAGATTTTACAGGTGTACAAAATGGTAAAATGCACCCTTCTGATATTGATGCCGTATTAGAGTTTGATAATGAGGTTTTAATACTTATAGAGGTAAAATATAAATTTAATAAAATACCAACAGGGCAAAGATTATTACTTGAAAGAATTTCTGACTCTTGGCATACTGATAAATCAGCAGTGCTTAAAGTAGAGCATGATTTTGATAATGATGATGTGAACATACCACTTGAGAAATGCAGAGTTTCTGGCATATATTATGATAAGCGTTGGACTTACTATAAAGAGACAAAAGATTTTAAAAAATATATAAATCAGATGGGCGAAAAATGGAATTGCAAAAAATGTAAATTCTAAAGTACACAATAAGATATAATTGTTATTTATATATGCCTTTACTAAAACCAAAAAAATACGAACAGAAAGCTAGTTTCATAAGTAGATTTATGAACAACGCTAAAATGATTTTAGAATACCCAGACCCTAAACAAAGATATGCAGTAGGTATGGATATTTGGAAAAAGAATTTTATGTAATATTTGTTTATCTCAGTTCTTTTATTAACTTTGCTAGTGAATAACAAAGAAATATGAGAACAATACTTTACGCACTAATTTTATTTACATTGTTTAGTTGCTCAGATAATTGTGATTTAAGTCATTACCCATCAGCTCCTTACTTTGATGAGCCTTATCATGCAGAGTATGGAGACAATACTGTTAAGTATATTTACTTATGTAGAGATGGTTATAATAGTGAGGTTTACACTTATTACATAGAGGACGGTTGTTGGGAGTATTATGTTTCATATCAGTATAACTCAAATTGTAAATAAATATGAAAGACCCAATTATCACACTAGACAATGAGATGCATGACAGACATGAACTCACACAAAAAGCAATTCAAGATAGCTTTTATTATGGCTACTTAGCAAAAGCTTGTTTATCAAGTAGTTCCGTAAGTCAACTACTTAAATCGCCATTAGAATACTTAAATCAAATAAACTTACCAACTGAATCGGATGCACTTGCACAAGGTTATTTATTTCATGCGAGTATTTTAGAAGAGGATAAATTTAATGAGTGCCTATTCTTAGATGTAAAGACAAAAGCAAACAAAGAATATAAACTAGCTAAACAAGAAAGGTGGGATGTGTTTACTATTAAAGATAGAGATGTAGCTTTAAGAATGAGAGATAGATTTTATAATTGTGATGAGGCAAAAGAACTTATAGAGAACAGTAAGTTTGAAGTGCCTATGGTAAACAATTTAATGGATTATCCGTTTAGAGGTAAAGCAGATATTTTAGGAGAACACTTGATAGATTTAAAAAGCACTGCACAAATAAACAAGTCATTTTATAATAAAAATGGAGAACTTATAGAGTATAATAGTTTTAAAGGAAGTGCCAATAAATTTAACTATGATAGCCAGTGTTTTATATATTGTAATTTATTTGGCAAAAGTTATAAAGATTTTAAGTATATTGTCATTGACAAATCCCCTACAAATGAAATAGGCATATTTGATGTAAGCGAAGAGTTTTATTATAGTGGAGAACAAAAGGTTGAATATGCAATAAAAGTATATGAAAACTACATTAAGAATGAATACGACCTTGAAAATTATATTATAAAAGGAACTTTGTAAATGGAAAACGAATATTTAGACTACTTAGATTGTTATGAAGACACTCTACTTTGTCTAAAAAAAAGAGTTATAAGAGAAGAAGAAATACCAATATTAATCGAGCAGTATGAATATGAAGAGCACTACGAATGTTGCAGTGCAATATTACACGCCTTAGAGGATTACAAAGCTCAACAAAATTATTTACCATGATTACACCAAAGCAAATAGCAGAGAAAATTTCAATATTATCTGGACTTGATGTTTTAAAAGTTACTAGAAAAAGAGAATATGTTGAAGCAAGGTCATTGCTTAACTTTATATTGTATAAATATAAAAAGATGCCTTTACACAAAATAGTTAGGTTTTACAGTCAAAACGGTTGGGATATAAATCACGCTACTTTAATTTATTCTATTAATACGTTTAAGCTACATAAAAAATACAATGATGTTTTAGCGATATGGCTTAAACAAGTTATAGTAAGAATAGATGAAATGGATAATGCAAGTAAAAAGGAATATATTAAAAGCAAACTAAAAACACTTAGAAGTGTAGATATAGACGAATTAACAATGGTAATAAGTAATATGCCAGAATTAGAATATGAAAAATAAGTATAGAAAATTATTACAAAAAGAAGCACCTAATCTTTATAAGAGTTATGAGGATATTGTTGAAGAGCAATTTGAATTGTTTGCAAAGAAGCAATTAGATTATGGTATCAGCAATATAAGCACTGGTGCAAACCTAGAAACTAAAGAAGGCAAAGACTTTGCTTTACATGGTTTATGGTTTAGAATGAACGACAAAATAAGTAGATGGAAAAATTTAATTATTAAGAATCGTAAAGGCAATAATGAAACTCTGTTAGATACATTTCAGGACTTAGGCAATTACTCTATTATATGCCAATTAATTAATAAAGGTTTATGGAAGGAGTAAATGATGAAAAAAAGAAAAAAGACGGAAGAGCAAATAATGGTGCTCTAAAAGGAGTTTATAGAGGACAAGGAAGACCACCGAAGGCTAGAGAAAAAAAGCTAGGTAACTATGCTCTAGGTGCAATGAAAAAAGTATTTGGTAGTGAAGAGAAAGCTTGGTTAGAACTTGCTAAACAAGCAAAGGATAGTTTCCCACACATGAGATTACTTTGGGAATACAAGTATGGTAAACCAAAAGAATTAAAAGAACTAAATGTCAAAACAGAAGTCAACATTCCTGTAATTAATTTTGCCGATAAAGAAAAAACTATTGACATTGAATCAGAAGACATAAAGGATGAAGAAACTAAATCTGAATAAAAAATACCAAGCTCTATTTAATTCAGATAGTAGATACTATGTCATTACTGGGGGAAGGGGAAGTGGGAAGTCATTTGCCTGTAATACATTCTTAGTATTACTTACTTACGAAAAAGGACATAGAATATTATTTACTCGTTATACAATGACCTCAGCAGGTATGTCAATTATACCAGAGTTTATAGAGAAGCTAGAGTTAATGGGAATACTTGACCAATTTACTGTAACTAAAACAGAAATCATAAACAATTTAACAGGCAGTTCAATATACTTTAGTGGTATCAGAACTTCGAGTGGAGACCAAACTGCAAAGCTTAAATCTATACAAGGTGTTAGTTCGTTTGTATTAGATGAGGCAGAAGAGCTAACAGACGAAGAGAGTTTTGATAAGATTGATTTTAGTATTAGAGCAAAAGGAGTTAAGAACAGATGTATATTAATTCTAAACCCTACTACAAAAGAGAATTGGATATATCAAAGATTCTTTCAGAATAGAGGAATACCAGATGGATTCAATGGCACAAAAGAAAACATTACTTACATTCATACAACTTACCTAGATAACTTAGACCACTTGTCAGAATCGTTTGTAAAACAGATTGAGGATATGAAAGTAAGAAGACCAGAGAAATATAAGCATCAAATTATGGGTGGATGGTTAAAGCGAGCTGAGGGTGTAATATTTACAGATTGGAATATAGGTAAATTTAATGATGAGATAGATTCAATATTTGGCATGGACGTAGGATTTTCGGTAGATGAGACGGCACTTATTGAAGTTGCAGTCGATAAGAAGAGAAAAATCATTTGGCTTAAAGAACATTATTATAAAGCAGGATTAAGCACCTCACAAATTTATGAATTGAATAGAAGATATGCAGGAAGTGGCTTAACAGTAATGGATAATTCTGAGCCTCGTTTATTATCTGAAATTAAATCTAAAGGACTTAATGTAATTCCTACAATAAAAAAGAAAGGCAGTATTTTAGCAGGTATATCTTTAATGCAAGACTATCAAATTATTATTGACAACGATTCTGTAAATCTAATCCGTGAGTTTAATAATTACACTTGGAAACTAAATGGTGCAATACCTATCGATAAATTTAATCACGCAATAGACGCTTCAAGATATGCAATTCAGTACCTATTGACCAGGTCTGTACCTCATGGCAATTACTTTATTAGATAAATTTTTTTTGTTTTTATTTGGTCAGTTGGAAATTATTCACTAGATTCGTTAATAATTAATAATAAAACTATGAAAACAATTAAAAACAAACATTACAATTTAAGACAAATATTAATAGAGTACGGTTGCCAAGAATATGGAGATTGTATTGTTGACGATATTTGTAATTTATTTAACTACCCTAACACTTTAACTTATTACCATGAAAACAAAGAAAGAAATCATTAACAAACACTTTAACGTAAAAAGCGATTGGATACAAAAAAGTAATCAAAATCGTATGTTAGAACTATTAAGTAAACAATTTAAAAACAAAAAATCATGAGTAAAGCAAACGCATTAGAAAACGAAATATTTGACCATTACAGAAAAAGAGTAAATCAAATAGAGAAATCAATTAATCTATTAAGAAGTCATGGCTACACTGTTGTAGATTTAGAAGGCAAAATAGTAGAAGAAAAAATAGAACAACAATGAGAGTAAAAGGCACATATTCAATAACAGAAAATATGGGTTGCTATGATTTAGAAATAGATTACGAATACTATCATAAAGCACCTACGCATCAAGACCCACTTGAAGACAGATTAGATATTAAACAAGTACGTTTAAACGGAATGGACATAACTAAATTCTATTGGGATTATCTTGATGAGGATATGTTTATTGATGTTTATGAGTACGCAATCGAAAACAAATACGAAACAATATGAAAACAATACTAAAGAAAATCAAAGACTACAATCAGAAAATGATGAGTCAAGTTAAAAAGACAAGGCACGAATTACAAGACGATGTTAAAATTGAAATTAGTTCTAATTACAGGATAGAAGGCGACAAGGAAGCAAAGAAAGATATGTTAGCGAGCTTAGAAATATATTCATGGACAATCACACCAGAAGAATTAGAAGTGCTCGTAGAAGCTCTTAAATGCGTTTATTCAAATCATCCTGACGGAGAGATTAAAATGTCTGTTACACATAATCACGATTATTTAAATTGCTAATATGAGAAAATGTAATAAATGTTCAAACAGATTAGAAGTAAAAGGCAATAGAATGTTTTGTTATTACTGCAAAGAATACAAAATGTCTTATGAAACTTATAAATTTTATTCACTAATAAATCAATTAAACAAATGAAAGTAAACAGAGTATATAAAAAACTTTATGAATTTTATTTAGCACATTGTATAGATAAAAGTAAAAACGAAATTCCTCTCACTTATTCAGAATGGAAATTAAATCATGGAGAAGAAGAACAAAGAAAGTTAATTTTAAAACAATTAAACAAATGAAAGTAAACAAAGTATATAAAGTAGTACGCCCAATGCGAAAGTTTGGCAATCTAATAAAGGATATTTTTATGCCAAAGCAATCTAATCATTTCTGGATTAGAGTAAAAGAAGTTGCGGAAACGCAAGAAGAAAAAGAAGAGCAAATTTATGCCATAATAGAATTATTAAATAATAGAATAGATATAAAAATATGACACACTTAGAAGATTTAAACCGAATTGAAATCAGACACCTTAGAGATACAGTAAATATCTTTGAAAGCGAGATTAGAAAATTAAGACAACTACTTAAAACAATTAAGGAAGAGAACGAAACGCTTAGAGCAGAAAATGAATTGCATAGGCAACAATTAGAATCAGAATATAGAAATAGTAAGGTATAAATTAAAAGAGAAAACGATGAAAAAATTTGAGATATTTGAAACTAAAAACTATGGCTTGTTTAAATATTTAACATTTAACAGAGACATAGATAAAAAGCATGTTGATTTACTTTGTAATTCAATTACTAAATTTGGCTTAGTTGTGCCTATAATTGTAACTAATGACAATTATGTTATTGATGGTCAACATAGGTTGGAAGCCTTAATTAAATTACAGAAACCTGTTTTTTATGTAATAAACAATAACGTAAATAAAGATTGTGTTGTTGACATAAACACAAATCAAAAAGGTTGGAAAGTTATAAATCATATAAAATCTTATTCAGTCAAGGGCAATTTAGAATACAAAAGATTGTTACAAATAATTGATGATTTTATTGATGACTTTACTCTTTCTGGTATAACAGATGCTTTTAATTCAAAACTAAACAAAGGCTCTACCTCTTTAATTAAAAAAGGTATTTATGAATTGAATGAGGATTTAGGCGAACAAGTTTTAGAGAATTGCTTAAGTTTAAAAGATGTTATTGGAAAAAACGCTATATCTACTAAATTCGTTAGGGCATTAAAAAAAATAATGTTTAAGAACCAGCACTTTGACGTTGATAGATTAATAAAGAATTGCAAAAGCGTTAAAAAGATTTATATTTATAATAATGAATATGATATTATACAAGAGATATTGGACGTCTATAATTATAAACTTAGAAGTAATAAATTAGAAATTTAATATATGCAACATAAATTCGTTAGAGAGTTGGTAGAGTTTAAATTTAAAGCTATAAGAACTGCCACAAAAAAAGCAAAGCTATTTATTGAGTATGATAATTCAATGGTGTGGATACCAAACTACATGATATTTAGATTTAATTGGGATAAAGAAAAGGGAGAAGTTAGGGTGTTGTGTCCTAAAAGACATTTAGTAAGTATAATAAATCAACCTAGAGAAAAGCGTAAATACAGAGAACGTAAAAAATGAGAGTTCTAACTTTTGAAATAAAAGAGCTTGGCAAAGAGCCATACAAAAAGCAATTCAATACGGATAGGTCAATTCAATGGACGATTGAACAATATTCAAGACATCGCCAAATTCAATATATGAATTTAATAGAATAAATTTAATACCTATGAATTTAATATAAATTCAATACATAAATTTAATAGTTGTTTGTTTTGTTTGCCCTCTGTAAATTTTACAGGGGGTTTTTTTGTGTAATTTGCAAAGCTATAAAAAAAATAATTATAAATATATTTTGTCAGTTGGAAATATTTATATATATTTGTCTTGTTATTGTGGTTGACTTAGTGAGCAAAGGTCAAAACAGCGTCAACAAAATCAAAACAGCAACAATGCTTAAATTGTAAAAAGGTGTAAAAAGGTGGCACCTACTCACAGACAAATCAAAACACCTCTAATTAAAAACAAAGAAAATGAAAAAATTGCATTTATTATTAATTAAAACAATTACGGCAGTGTCTTTTGTAGGCATTGCCTTTGTTGTTTATGCCTGCTTAACTTTATTAATCAATTTATTTTAACTATGAAAACAAAAAAACAAATGACAAAAGAACAAGCCGAATTAACTTTAATGAGTTGGGCAGATTATTTATTGTCCTTTCATCCAGACAAAGACACAAATAAACAACAAATGTTAAGCGATTTATACGAAATTGCTTTCACACTTAATAATGATACAATATGAAAACAAGAATTAAAAACCTACTCGCAAAAATCATTTTAAGTGATTTATTTATTAAAGTATTTGTTTATTCCTGCGCTTTTATTTTAACCTTATTATTAACCTTAGAAATATAAAACAATAATTATGAAAACAAGAAACGATATAATTAAGGAATGGGAATCTGTAATTTCAGATATTATTCAAGATGTAAAAGAATATGATTTTAAAGATAACGATTGGTCAGATTTTATAATTGGCAGAGACAAAGATAATTTCATTGACAAAGTACATGATTTAATTTGGGAAAGTATAGATGGCGATTCAGATGTCATTTATACTTATAACGCCAAAGAAATTAGTAATATTATTGGAACTTATGACTGCTTTGATGAATGGGAGTTAACAGGCGAACAATTTAAAAACTGGTCACAATGTGCATTTGCTAATATATATGATTTAATACAGGATAATATTAGTATTGAAAAGCTTATAAGACAGGAACTAATTAACGATACATTAAATTAAACATTATGCACCGACTTGAAAAAAACATTTTGCACCACGCAAATAAAAGAAGAGAACAAAGAAAGTATTTTATAAATTATAAATTTAGCAATTATACAGGCACCGAAACAATAGACGAAGCCAACAACCATAAAGAAGCTAAACGACTATTAAAAGAATATGAAACAAGCGACAGATTTGGAAACTATTGGATAAGTCAAAAACAATGCAAATAAATTAAATTATATTAATCTTTTAACGCCTTTTATTAAAAATTAACCTCCTTTTCAGGGGGTTTTTTTATTCCTCACATTTTGTTAGATTCTTAACATTCAGTTATTTATGATTAATTAAATATTGAAAAAGTATATTTTTTTTCTTAATCAGCTATAAAACATAGCCATATTAACAATTTAAAGCCCTTTTAAGCTAGTTTCATACCCTTTCTGGTATGTACCCCTCAATTTAATATTAAAAGCTCTTAAACAAGCTTATTTTTAGTTTTAGTTTGTACAGAAATATTTATATATAGGGACTCTCCCTGTTTGCATCCTCCATCTCTATATTACTCCACTCTCTCTACATAACATACTTTCCATCTGACACTTGTTAGTTATCTTTCAATTCAATACCTTTATGAATCTAATAGGTTATGGCAAGAAAAAAGAAAAAGTTAGTTAGGTATGATAAAAACTATTTAAAGGCAATATCTTATTGCATGGATAATGGCATAAAGATATATGCTGTGCCAAAGAACCAACGAGAATATTATGTTGAAGTAAACGACAATGGTAATGTAATACGCTCACCAGAAGCTTATGGATTGAAACAATGGAGCGATAAGATTATAGAATTATATACGTTCTACTACTATAAACATAACCCAACCGACAAATAGTCAGATAATTTATATTATATATATATTACATAGTGTAATATATTACATAATGTATTATATTGCATAGTGTATTATATACATAGTGTATTATATACATGATGTAATATAATACATCGTGTATTACATAGTGTAATACATAGTATGTAACATATACATATATAATACATATATAACTGACATATATTCAGTTGCAATAAGTAAAGTACAAAAACT